TTCCATGTTGTGCATCAGGCAATCAAAAAAGTTGCCCCACCCAAGCAGCAAGCCGAGCCAATCGGATTCATAACTCCTCCGGGGCCGATAACGCAATACACAATCCCAACTCAGCGCCAATGGGTAGGGTTGACGGATGAGGAAATTTTAAGCACAGACCCTTGGGAAATTTTACGCGCAGACCCTTGGATGGGAACATCAGACTCAAATATCAATCCGTACCAAATTTTGCTCAAAGTCCGAACCTTGGAAGCCAAACTAAAGGAGCGGAACACATGAACGAATCATTGACTGAAAAGGTTGTAATTGCTACAATGTTCATAGGGTTTGTGGTAGTGATATGCCTGTTGCCCGACCTATATTAGCGAAATGAAAGCGAGTCGGTTACATCAAACAATACGGAGAGAGAAAATGGCAGAACGAATTTACATCGTCAACAGTGCCCAAGGCACCCGGCTCGTCAAAGCTAACTTGCGCCAGCAGGCCCTGAGCCACGTTGCGAACAGCACCTTCACGGTCCGTGTGGCCACTCAGGACGATCTGGTAGCCCAGCTCACCGCAGGCACCAAGATTGAGCAGTACAAAGCCCCTGAAGAGCTGATTGAGGGCAGCGAGTCCCCGGGAAATTAATCCGGAGATCCATGTGACCTTTAGCCCGGATTGGACCGCGTGGATCAAAACCAACACGGCCGCCGGTGTAAAGCCGGATGTCGTCTTCGGAATACTCCTGCGGCATGGCTTTGGGTACGAGTCAATACGGCAAGAGACCGGTTACACACCGAGCTTGCCGTTAGACAGGCTGCTGAACCCGCACAGAGCACCGCACGAGTTTCTGCCAAATTACACCCGCCAAGGGTTCCAGAAGTTCCCCGTGCCCAAGCCACTGTTTGACAAAATGTTGCGTTTTTACAACGAGAACAAAGACACTGAGAAAGATGAGCACGTCGAGGGTTTTATCTCGGGCGTGTCCTTGAGTAAACCAAGCACGACCATTGAGCTGCCGGACGCGCTCCGCAAAGAGATCCAAGACACCCTGACCCCATTGGTGACCACATGGAGCGGCAAGGCCGTAGACCCAACCTACGTGTACGGCATTCGTGTGTACAAGGACAAGGCGGTGCTCAAGCCCCACCGGGACAGGATAGAGACCCACATCTTCGGTGTCATCATCAACGTCGATCAGGACGTGCGCGAGGACTGGCCACTCATGATCGAGGACCACACCTACGAGCCGCACCAGATCCTGATGACACCCGGCGAGATGGTCTTCTACGAGTCCGCCCGCCTGAAGCACGGCAGACCAACACCGTTAGAGGGCAACGCCTTTGCCAATGTGTTCTGTCACTTTACACCAAGCGATTACAAATCACCAAGTATCAGGTACGATACGCCCAAATCAACGGACGAGGATTAAGGTCATGCCAGAAACCGCCGCAAAGCCATCAAAACGGGCTACAGCAGCCCAAAAGCCTAAAGCCAAGGGTAAGGTAGCCAAACAGGTTGCAATCGCTCCCAAGAGGACGGGAAGGCCAAGCAAACAGACGCTTGAGCTTACGCAGGAAATCTGTCATCGCATCAGCACAGGAGAGCCATTGCTCCAGATATGCAAGGATGAGAGGATGCCAGAGCGACGGACGTTTTACGATTGGTTGGAGCGCGATGACAGTCTTTCCGCCCGGTTCGCGCGCGCCCGCGAGGAGGGTTGTGACGCCATGGCCGAGGAGTCTTTGGCCATCACGGACAACGAGCCGCTGGCGGTGTTTGACGATGCGGGAAACAAGCGCTATGACCCCGGCTCGATTGCTTGGAACAAGAACCGCGCCGAGCACCGACTGAAGCTGCTGGCCTGCTGGAACCCCAAGAAGTACGGCACTAAGGTAGCGCTGGGCGGTGACCCCGGCAACCCGATACAGGTTGAGGCGCAGGTGGAGGCCGACGGCTTCCTTGCGGCGATCATGAAGAACGCGGAGCTCAAGCGGCAAGTCTCGGCTAATGAGTGACATTGCGGCGATCGTCTCGGACCCCGAGGTCCAGAGGCACCTAGCGGCTGCAAGCCCCGAGTACCGTCTGGCGTGGGCATGGAGGATGAGCTGGTTTGCTACCCAGCACGCGCATCAGGTACTGCCGCCGGGCGACTGGTGGTCCATCTGGCTGATGCTAGCTGGACGTGGAGCTGGGAAGACCCGCACGGCTGCCGAGCAGATAGCTTGGTGGGCTTATGAGCAGCCCGGCACCCGCTGGCTAGTGGCTGCACCTACCTCGGCTGACGTCCGGGGGACGTGCTTTGAGGGCGACTCCGGCCTGCTAGCGGTGATCCCCAAGTCACTGGTGGCTGACTACAACAAGACCGCGCATGAGCTTCGTCTGCACAACGGCAGCCTGATTAAGGGTATACCCGCATCAGAGCCTGAGCGCTTCCGGGGACCACAATTCCACGGCGGATGGTGCGACGAGCTGGCGGCGTGGGACTATATACAAGAGGCGTGGGACCAGATCCAGTTTGGCATGCGGCTGGGCAAGCGCACCCGGATGATCTGCACCACCACGCCCCGCCCAAAGGATCTGATCATTGAGCTGATGGGCCGGGAGGGCAGCGATGTGGTGATGACCACCGCCTCGACCTACACCAATCTGGCCAACCTGTCGGAGAACTTCAGGAAGCAGATCCTGAGCTACGAGGGCACGACTCTAGGAAGGCAGGAGATTTACGCCGAGATCATTGACCCTGAGGAGGGTGGGATCGTCAAGCGGGACATGTTCAAGCTCTGGCCAGCCGGCCGGCCGTTCCCCAAGTTTGAGTACATCCTCCAGTCCTACGACGTGGCCACCTCGGAGAAGGCGCAGAACGACCCGACCGCCTGCATCACGTTCGGCTGCTTCAAGCCACAAGACGGTCCCATGGCGGCCATGGTGATTGACTGCTGGCAGGAGCGCATGATGTACCCCGACCTGCGGCCAAAGGTCATCGAGGAGTACGAGACCGTCTTCGGAGAGGGTAAGGACCGCAAGCGGGTTGACCTGCTGCTGATCGAGGACAAGAGCGCTGGGATCTCCCTGATCCAAGACCTGCAGCGTGCCTACCTGCCGGTTCGGGCCTACAACCCGGGGCGGGCGGACAAGATGCAGCGGCTGAACATTGTCAGCAATATCATCGCCCGGGGCCGGGTGTGGATCCCCGAGTCTGACCACCGCAAGGGCTACGTCAAGGACTGGGCCGAGGGCTTCGTCAGCCAGATCTGCTCCTTTCCCGAGACGACCCACGATGATTTGGTGGACGCATGTGTTGATAGCTTGACTCAAGTGCAAATGGCCAAGGGCGTGAAACTGATCAAGGACGTGCAGGTGGGTGACATGGTGATGACCCCCGCCGGATCGAGGCGGGTGACTGCCGTGCATGACAACGGGCTTAAAGAAGTTTGGAGCGTCAACGGATTGCTGGCCACGGCAGAGCACCGGGTGATGACCCAAGACGGTTGGATGCGTGTTGACTGCTTGAGTCAATCAATCCATAATGTATACCTTTACAAGGATGCATCATGGCTTTCAAATCAAGTGGCGCTGTTGTCGAGTCGGTGGTCTTCAACGGTCGCAAGTACAACCGCTACCCTGAGAGCGATAACCCTGCGCACCGCCGATACTTTGCAAGGGCTGGCCACCGGCTTCACCGCGACGTCTGGAAGCACCACAACGGGCCAATCCCTGCGGGCATGCACGTCCACCACATTGACGGCAACACGGCCAACAACGACATCGGCAACTTGGCCTGCGTCACCAGCAAGCAGCACTGGGACGAGCACCGGGCGCAGGCATCTGAGCGCAGCAGACGGCCAGAGCAACTTGAGCACCTCAGCCGGATCCGCGCAAGCTCCGCCGATTGGCACAGGTCAGACGAGGGCCGGGCATGGCACAGAGAGCACGCCAAGGCCTCTCTGGCAAAGACTTGGGGGAAGCCTAAGTCGTACTACCCGGCCCCTTACAAATGCATTTGGTGCGGCTTTGACGGTATTGCCAAAGTTCCTGAGCGGAAGAAGTTTTGTTCACCCGCCTGCCAGAACTCCGAGTCAAAGCACCGCCTTGGTA